CCCAAGTTTACTGATAAGAGCAATGCCACGCGAACTTTCAGATATTAATTGGACAGATTTTAATAAATACTCGGATGAGGCATCCTCAGATTGGGGAAGTTCTTCACCACAAAATAAGTATGGAAGTGGGCGTTCTGGCGGATTTGGCTGGGGCGACGCATTTCGGTATGCAGGTCAGGCGCTGAATGGAATTAGCAAGAATCGTTACAGTGATGATATGAGTGGACAATATGGGGGACGCGGGTTTGGATCAGCAGGTTTTAGCGGAGGTGGTATGCAAAAAGAAGGAGATTTAACAGCTGTTTATCCAAATCAACACGGACCTGTTTATATCCAAGGTCAGCAAGGAAGTCCAGGACTTGGCGGCACCATTGGAAGCCTCGTTGGAACCATTGGTGGCGCACTTATTGGTGGCCCCGTGGGGGCGTCTCTTGGTAGCCAAATTGGTGGCGGCATTGGCGGAATGTTTTAATTAAGAATTACTCGCACTAAAATAACTACTAAGAGGAATTAAGTATGAACCCGCTTCTTTTAGAACAACTTGCACAATACGGTATTCCGGCAGTTATCGGAGGTATTGGTGCAGGATCCGCAGCAGCAGCGAAAGGGCAGAATCCTCTTCAAGTTTTAGGTGCAGCCGCCCTCGGTACTGGTCTTGGCGTCGGGTTGGGTGGTGCTGGTCGTTACGCAGGCCAGGCCATTGAGGCACTGATGCCTGCTGCCCCTGGTGTTACAGGAGCCGCAGGACGCGCTGTAACTCAGCTTGCAGGTAAAACAGCTCCTTACGTTCTTCCCATGCTGGGTGCTCCAATTGTACCGGCTGTTGCATCGGGTGTTTCAGGAGTAACCGGAAAGGCTGCTCAACTTGCACTTGGTGGAGGTCTTGGCTATAAAGCCGCATCTGCACCTCAGCAAGGCCTCCCTAATATTTCATCTGTTTCTGATTACACTAAAGCAACCGGTCAATTGCCCACAGTCACCAACACACTTGGCGATCCTAATAGTCCTTTCTATGCTTCTATGGGAATGGCAGGCGTACAAGGCGACGTTGTTCGTAATATCAATGAAAAAAATATTCAAATGGAATATCCTTACATTTCACAGTTTAAAAAAGATGATTTAGATCGTAATTTATACGCTGCTCAAGTTCGTCAGAATATTGCAACTAATGCTAATTTAATTCAAAGCTCAGTAGGAACTGCTCAGCAAATGGGCATCAACGCAGGTCAGCAACTTGGTCAAGCTTTAACTGCTAATTATAACTACGCATAATCATGTCTACTGGAGCAAATCCGTTTGGCTGGTCTCCTGAAGTAACGCCGGGCACCTTTACGCTCGATCCTAGGAGTGTTTCAGCGTATTCTGATCCGACTAGCAGCTACAGTGGATCTTATTCATATCCACAAACATCTGCAAGTACCGGAGCCATTGTACAGACTCCTGTCAATGATCCATTAGAGATTTATAAAAAACAGCAGGAGCTTTGGAATCTTAATTGGCCACAGCGTCAACAAGAATACGGCTGGTACATGAATGCCCAGCGTCAAGCAAATCTTCAAAATTTGTCTGATATTTTTCCGTACATGCAACAAGGTGCTAAATACGCATCTAATCTTGCAATCCAACGGCAAGCAGCAAAAGAACAGATGCCATCTAATGTTCAAAACATCATGGCATCAAAACAAGGGCAAGCAACTTCTGCAGCAACTGCAGAAGCAGTACGTGCTGAAGCCATGGCTAAGCAGCAAGATGCAGCTACTGCCTTTGCTCGTGGCTATGCTGGCCAAACTTTCCGTACGGTTTGATTGCAAACCTTTTGTTATACTAATAGATAAAGGAACCTGCTGTTATGGGTAAAAAGTCGCCACCACCTCCGACGATTGTTTATTCGCCGCCGCCGCCCCCACCGCCGCCGCCGACACCGGTTCCTACTCAGTCACTGCAAACTCAGACTGCATTGAATGAGGTCAGTGGTGCACAATCGCGCCTTAACATGGAGCTTGGTGCCAAGCTCGATCAGGAGAACAAAGATTTCTTTACAACTCAAGATATTCGTCAGTCGCAGGCCACAGGGGCTGAAACACGTGCCACCATTGGTGCACAGGGTGAGCAGGATCGTGCGACTCAGGCACAACAAATTCAAGGTCAGCTTTCAGGCATCAGTCTTACAGGTGAGCAAACCCGTCGGACTGCTGAGACAACAGGGGAACAAGCTCGACTCACTCAAGGACAGTTGTTGTCAGGACAGCTGCAGCAGATTGGTGCAACTGGTGAACAAGAACGCGCAACACAAGCGCAGCGCTATGCTGGTGAAGCCTCATTAGCACAAACACAAGGTGAACAACAACGTTTAGGCTATACGACACAAGGTGAACAAGAACGCGCAACAGTTGCTACTACTGGGGAGCAATCACGTCTTACTCAAGGACAGTTGTTGTCAGGACAGCTGCAGCAAATTGGTGCAACTGGTGAACAGCAACGACTTACTCAAGGGCAATTGCTTTCTGGACAGCTTCAACAGATTGGCGCAACGGGTGAGCAGCAACGTTTAACCACTGCAACTGAAGGAGAACAACAACGCCTTACTCAGGCGCAGAAATATACCGGTGAAACTGCTTTAGCACAAACACAAGGTGAACAACAACGTTTAGGCTATACGACACAAGGTGAACAGCAGCGTCTTGGTATTGCTGCTACTGGTGAGCAATCACGTCTTACTCAAGGACAACTGCTTGCTGGACAACTACAACAAATCGGTGCTACAGGTGAACAAACTCGCCAGACCGTTGCATCTCAAGGAGAACAACAACGGTTAGGCATCGCAGCTTCAGGTGTTCAAGAGCGTGCAACAGCTGAAACTCAAGGTACACAGGCACGTTTGACTCAAGCTCAGCTGCTTTCTGGACAGCTACAGCAAATTGGTGCGACAGGTGAACAACAACGTTTAACTGCTGGGACCACTGGTGAACAGCAACGTTTAACTCAAGCTCAGCTGCTTTCGGGGCAATTGCAACAGATTGGGGCAACCGGTGAGCAGCAACGTCTTGGGTACGCTACTCAAGGTGAGCAACAACGTCTTGGTCTAACAACACAAGGAGAACAAGAAAGGTTAACTGCTGCTACAACTGGTGAGCAACAGCGTCTTCTTGCTGCTACGCAAGGTGAACAACAGCGTAAAACTGATTTGCAACAAATTATGCAACGTAATTACGAAATGGCACGTAATCGTGACTGGGCCCGTGCTGCGTACCGAGTATGATCGATTGGATACAGTCTTTAACTGATAAAGATCGAGAAGCCTTTCTTGCTTTTTGTAAACAAGTCAGTTCTCCAATTCAAATGTACCTGTATTCCCGATTTCTTGGGTTTGCAGGTACGATCGTAGATTGTGATACCTGGTCTAAAAAAGAATTCAAAAAACGGAATTTTAATGGAATCATGGAAATGGAAATTGATTCCATGCAGCAAGATATTGCCAAACTCCGTGATGCTATTGATCTTGGCATGATTAAGCAGGACATGGGTGCTGCACGGATTGCTATGCTTCAGAAAGAGCTTCGGGGCTCCATTAAACAGTTGAATGATGAGAAGCATTTGACGGATAAACAAGGCTTGATCCTTGCTGGTGCCGACCGCGCTCTTAGGGAAATGCTTTTGATTTTTCGTGATGATCCTATTGAAGGCCCGCTCCAGGAAGCCTCTATGGGTGTATGGACAAAGATCCTGCAAGAAGAATCTTGAGGTTTAATGCGCTAAGGTAAGCGCATGGCAGGCACTTCATTGTATTCCGTTTACCGTAGAACAGCACGTGCTGCGGCAAAACAACAAGTTGTCAAAAAATCTACCGGCATTGACATTGAAAGAGCACGTGTTGATTTTGCTTATTTTTGTGATGTTGTTGGAGATAAGCCACCTGCTGCACACCATAAAGAGTGGCATCGCTATCTTTGCACTGGTGACGACACTGAGTGCTTAATTGGTATTGGTGGACCGAACATTGATATCTTGGCCCCACGAGGATCTGCAAAGTCAACCGTACTTGGTTTATACACAGCATGGGCAATTGGTGTGCATGCCCTGCATAAAAAACCGTTAAAAATTCTTTATATTTCGTATACCGTTGATGTGGCCCGACCTAAAAGTGCCGCCATTAAACGAATAATTGAAGAAAGTAAAACTTATAGGGAAATTTTTCCTACGGTAAAAATTGCCAAGGGTATTAACTCTAATGAATATTGGAGCATTGATTGGAAATTTGCAGGAATTAAATCTACTGGTGAGGAAGAATTTACTGTTTGTTGTGCAGGTCTTAAAGGCGCTGTTACTTCTAAACGAAGCCATTTATGTATAATCGACGATTGTATTAAGTCAAGTGACGATATTAAAAACCGCGATATCCGGCAGATGATGGAGGATAACTGGAACTCAGTTATTGTCCCTACAATGTTTGAAGGCGGGCGTGCAATCTGTCTAGGTACTCGATTCAGACACGATGATATTCATTGTACAACTTTTATTCCTGTAAATGACTGGGTTCAAATCGTTCAATCCTCAATCACTGTTAATGATGGCGGAGATGAGATTTCCTATTGGCCTGAAATGTGGTCACTGGAATATCTTCAAGATCGTCGTCGCCAAGCTCCTATTAGTTTTAGTTTTCAATATCAAAATCAAGTTGTTCAAACTAGTGAACTGTCACTTTCTCCTGATTTAATTGTTAAAGGTCAAATTTCAACTGATTTTGATGCTCTTGGTATAGGAGTCGATCTTTCTGCTGGTATCCGAGAACGTAATGATTACACAGTTATGGTACTTGGCGGACGTGTTGGAGACAAAATCCACATTATTGACTGCAAACGTATCCGCATCATGGGCAATCTGGAAAAACTGGAATCCTTGATGGAAATGTGCTACGAGTGGGGCATTGTTCATAAAGATGGAAACAATTACCATGCCAGCGGCAGCAACATTGATGTTTGGTCTGAAGCAGTTGCATACCAAGCTTCACTAGAAGCTGACTTTAAACGAATTTGCCTTGGCGACCACGGCCTCTACAACATTAACTGGCATGCAGTAAAAGGCTTCCGTGGAGATAAAGTTGCGCGTTTCAGGGGAATTATGGGTCTTTTTGAGCAAAGAAAAATAATTTTTAACAAATACCGTAAATTCCAAGCCCTTACTGACGAGATTGTAAATTTTGGTGTGAGTTCACACGACGATTGCGTCGATGCTTTAATTTGGCTCTGTAATGGGCTCATGACTCGTGGAAAGCTGGAGTTGGAGTATTAAGGTTAAAGTATTCTGGATTTAAACTAGAAAAATCACTCAACAATGTCTACCGGATACTACATCATTGAATTAGATCAGGATGCGTACGGTTCTGCCGTTATCCCATTACCTGACGAGTTGTGCCACGACATGGGTCTTGTACCCGGCGAACGTTTTGACGTTGAAGTGGAAGATGATGTAATTACCCTTAAAAGGTTGCACGCCGGTTACGAAATTGAGGCATAATAGATAAAGAGTTCCCAACCCAATGTCCGAAAACAAAACTGTTCTAGACGATTTCATCAGATCAATCGTCAACAGGGATTCAGACGGTGGTGCGGACACCATGCTGCTGAACGCGCATCTTTCGCAGATGAAAATGTTTGGTATCCGGCAGGGTGTGGAGTTCTATCCCCATCAGGATAACTTCGGTACGCAACGGTTTGATTTTATTCAGCAAGTCATTAAATTCAATAAGTTAGATGCCCGGCTTGATTCCATGTGGGATCGATTTTTGGCGTATGGTAAAGGATTGTTTTATATCCGACCCACTAAGAAAACGTATCGATTGTACTGGTTTGATAAAGATGCGTATCGAACTTATTACACACCAGAGGGTGACCTAGAAGAAGTCATCATCATCTATCCGTATAAGGTTAAGTCCAGTCGTGGTTTTGCTGGAATTGGACTTTCAACTGATAAACGGTACATGCGTCTGCGGATTACCGCTACTGAAATTGAAGAATGTCATAGCGAACAAGAACTGACATTTGATACACCGGTTGAATTTGCAACGCTTGGAAACACCACAAGAACTGTTAATACTATGGAATTTATTCCGTGTGTTGAAGTTTTTAATAATCCAGATGCTTTTGGTACTGAAGGCAATGGCGAATTTGAATGGTTAGCCAATCAAATTATTGCTCATGATGAAATGGTTAAAAATATCAGAGCAAACCTTTCTTTCTTTGGTAACCCAACTCTTTTATCTTCGCGTCCCAAACAAGATATTATTGAAAAAACCGATGGAGATGTTTCACAGCGTCCCAGCATTTCCAGTCAGTCTGGTTTTCAATCGGAATTTAATCTGTCAAGTTCTACTTATAAATCAGATAACGTAACTCGACAGAATCCAGGATATTACGGTAAACCCGGTAGTGGTATGCGCGTTCCCAGGGTTATTGCCAACCTGGAGCCGACAGATCGCGTAGGTTTTATCACACCTAATGCTGTAAGTGCTGATCAGGCCCGGTATGCCGAACAACTTCGTAGTGAGATCCGGCTTGCCTTAGGTGGTATCGATGACCTTAGTATTACAAATGTAACCGCTACGGAGATTAAATCAGCTTATGGACGGGTAAGTGCAACAGCCAAGAAAAAATGCTTGCAACTTTATACCTATGGTGTTTGCAAGTGTCTTGAATTAATGATCTTTCAGGAGGAGCAGATTTTCCGTAAATCGCTTGCTTATGCTTCGGGAATTAAATACCCAAATCCTCCTGAAGATCCCAATGATGAAGCTCAGCAAGCTAAGTACGATAAGCAAAAAGCAACATATGAAAAGAAACTTCAGAAAGCAATTGACACTGCAGTTGAAACAAAGGAGATTCCGGACGGTGTTCTTGGATTAGCACCTGATGGGGATCGGACAGTTTGTTGGCGTTGGATGGGGCCTGTTTATGAAGACACCACACAAGACAAACTTAACCAGTCGATCTTTACTCGAAACCTGCAGGAGTTAGGTGTTGATAGCATAGAAGCACTGAAGTATTTATTCCCTTCAAAAACGGACGACGAAGTTGCTGGCATGCTCGGCGGTTTCCCGTTCCGGATGGTGGGAGAAGTACAGAGGGCAATGGCCACATTTATTGATCTCGTAAATCAAGAAATGAGGACCCCCCATCCGCAGCAGCCGAATTTACCGATGGCTGCGGACCCGAGACTTGATCTCACCCCCTTCCTTTACCGAACTCTCGAAAGCCTACAAAAAGAGGTAACCTATGCAGGCCGATACCGCAATGCCGACCCAATCGGC